GTCTAGATGCCAACGGAAGAGGTTCCGCCGACTACGCGACTGAACGAGTCGAGCGAAATCACTATCCCGGTCAGAAACTTATTGGCATTGGTGGTTGCGACCGGCGTTGCGGTTACGGGTTATTTCAGGGTTACCGAACGCTTGAGTTTTATTGAGCGCAGTGTTGAGTTGATGAACGTGCAGGTGGAATCGAATTCGGAATTTCGTATTTTATGGCCGCGAGGCGAGTTAGGTGCTCTGCCGGATGACGCGGAACAGAATCTACGATTGACGTACCTTGAAGATATGATCGACGAGATCGAAGAGCAGATCATTTTCCTGAATCAAGATCGAACTAGGCTGGAGTGATTAGATGGCGATAGACAAACCCCTTGGCGGGTTACTTGATCAAGATGATTTCGAGATGGGGCCGGAAGGGCTTGTCGTTGTCGAGGAAGAAGAAATTCCCGGCGATTCGCTCATCACCGAACTGGAAGATGGCGGTGTTGAAATCGACTTCGATCCCATGGCGGATCTCATGGGTGTCGGGGGCGATGAGTTCGATTCCAATCTCGCCGAACATATCGAAGACAACGATCTTCGTACATTGGCAATCGATTGCATATCGAAGTTTGATTCCGATAAGAGCAGCCGTTCGGATTGGGAGACGACGTACAAGGAAGGTCTTGATCAGTTAGGCTTGGAAATCGAGGATCGTACCACCCCATGGGCTGGAGCTTGTGGCGTGTTCCACCCGATGTTATCGGAAGCTGTCGTCAGATTCCAGGCACAGACGATCCAAGAAATCATGCCAGCCAAGGGTCCGGTCAAGACACATATTTGGGGTGTTGTCACCGATGATAACGAGAAGCAGGCGCGGCGTGTTCAGGAATACATGAATTACCAGCTTATCGAAGTGATGACCGAATACAGGTCCGAAACCGAAAAACTTCTGTTCAGCCTGCCACTCGCGGGTTCGGCGTTCCGTAAAATCTACTTCGATCCGTCGTTGGGCAGACCAACTTCGATGTTTGTTCCGGCAGAGGACTTCGTCGTGTCGTACAACGAATCCGAACTAGAACAAGCAGAGCGTTATACCCATGTCATGAGCCGAAGCACGAATCAGGTGAGAAAGCTTCAGGTGAGTGGGTTCTATCGTGATGTTGAATTGACCACGTCACATGTTGAAGAAAATCCAATTACAAGTAAATACAACGAGATCGGTGGCGTTAGCCCTTCGTGGGACGATAGTGAACGGCATCAATTGCTTGAAATGCATTGTGATATGGATATACCGGGATTCGAGGATCCCGATGGTGTCGCATTGCCATACGTCATCACCATAGACAAGGGTAGCTCCACGATTCTATCGATTTACAGGAATTGGTCCGAAGACGATCCACATAAAATAAAGAAACAACATTTCGTTCATTATGGGTATGTTCCGGGCATTGGATTCTATAATCTTGGGTTGATCCACATGATCGGCGGATTAGCCAAGTCGGCTACGAGCTTGCTGCGTCAACTCGTCGATGCGGGCACCTTATCCAATTTACCTGGAGGGCTGAAGACCCGTGGACTCAGAATCAAGGGTGACGACACGCCCATCATGCCCGGAGAATTCAGGGATGTCGATGTTCCGGGTGGCGTTATCAGGGATAACATCACTTTCCTTCCCTATAAGGAACCTTCTTCGGTCCTTTACCAGTTGCTGGGTAACATCGTGGAGGAAGGCAGGCGCTTCGCGTCGATGGCCGATCTCAAGGTAGCGGACATGAATCAGGAGGCACCTGTCGGTACGACACTTGCCATCCTTGAAAGAGCGATGAAGGTGCAGTCTGCTATCCAGGCTCGTATTCATGCGAGCCTTAAACAAGAATATAAAATTCTCGTCGGGGTCATCCGTGACTATACATCACCGGATTATCCTTATGAAACCGAAGAGGGAGAAGGGATCAAGGCTCAAGATTTCGATGATCGTATCGATGTTGTTCCCGTTTCGGATCCCAATGCGTCTACCATGGCCCAACGAATCATGCAGTATCAAGCGGCCATGCAATTGGCACAACAATCGCCCGGTCTATACGATATGCCGCTTCTCCATCGCGAGATGATGGATTTGATCGGTATTCCAAATGCGGATAAGATCGTTCCCAAGCCGGACGAGGTTCGTCCCACGGATCCGGTCAGCGAGAATGAAGACGTTCTTACGCTGAAGCCCGTGAAGGCGTTCGAGTACCAAGACCACGAAGCGCACATGAGAGTGCATATGGTACTCAAGAACGATCCGCAGATCAGGGAGCAAATGAAGAACAACCAAATGGGTAGTGCCATTAATTCTGCTCTGGATGCCCATATCCGCGAACACCTGGCATTCATCTTCCGTGATCAGATCGAAGAAGAGCTTGGTGTTCCGCTGCCTCCAACGAACCAGCCGTTGCCCGAAGATATCGAAAAGCGGCTTAGTACCTTGGTTGCCGATGCAGCCGATCAGATGCTGGGCAAGAAGAAAGCGAAGGCCAAGGCGGAGCAAGACGCGAAGATGCAAAAAGATCCTATCGTGCAGCAGCGCGAGAAGGAACTACAGATCAGACAACAGGATGTTCAGCGTCGAGCGCAGGCGGATCAGGCCAAGTCACAATTGGAGCAGCAGAAACTCGCGGTCACGGAGCAAGTAGATCGGGAGAAACAACAGATCGAACGCGAGAAGATCGCTTCCAGGGAACGCTCCGATGCCGCCGCGTTGGAACAAGAGCGCCAGGAAATGTTACTTAAATCTCAGTTGGATCAAGAAAAGTTCGACGCGGAACAAGAGGTTGAAGGCGTTAAGGTTGGATTGGAACAAGAAAAGTTTAAGGCCGAACAGAAGTCTGAGGACGTGAAACTTAGGTTGGAACAGGAAAGGTTCGATGCCGAACAGGAGGCCGAAGGCGTGAAACTTGGCTTGAAGATATTGGAGAAAAACAAGGATGAGTGATGACGTTCTCTCGTTACTCAAAAAGAAATTGAGGGACCAGATGAATGAAATAGCAGATTTGGTTTCCCTTGGTTCGGCAAAAAATATGGAAGATTACCGCAAGATGTGCGGGATAATCGAAGGGTTGGCGTGGGCAGAGCGTGAAATTATAGATATAGAGGATAGACTCAAGGAATTTTAGTGCGTAGGACGCAACGCTCGTTCGGAGCGCAATAATTCAACGAGGAGCCATCATGGCTACGCTCGCAAAAGAAGTTTTGGACGAGATGGTATCGCCCAACGAGGATCTCGAAGAAGAAAAACCAAATTTTGCATCGCAGTTGCCGGAGCCAAAAGGCTATAAACTTCTAATTGCGCTCCCCGAAGTAGAGGAAGCCACCGAAGGTGGCATCATCAAATCGTCCGAATCCCAACATGAAGAGTCTATTGCCACCGTCGTGGGATGGGTGATGTCCATGGGACCGGATGCTTACGTCAATTATGCCAGATTTCCCAATGGACCCTACTGTCAGGTAGGTGATTGGGTGGTTTTTCGGGCATTCAGTGGTACTAGGTTGAAAATACATGGTAGGGAGTTCCGTTTAATCAACGATGACACCGTAGAGGCGGTCGTAGAAGACCCCAGAGGCGTGGAGAGAGCCTAAAATGAGTGACGAAACCGGAAGAATGAGCGAAGAAGATAAGTTTTTGGGCGTCAGAACCACGATTGAGCCTCCTGCGGGCGCGGATACGAGTGCCGATGACGGTGAAGTTAAGATTGAAGTCGTGGATGACCGCCCGGAAGAGGACCAAAGGGCTTCCGGGGCCGAAACACCGGAAGATGACGGCACGGCAACTGATCAGGAACTGTCACAATTGGGAAATCGTGCCCAAAAACGTATAAAAAAGCTGAAATGGGAGTACCACGAAGAGCGTAGGGCCAAGGAAGCGTCGGATCGCCTCGCAAACGAGGCCGTCAACTACACACAGAACCTTCAAATTGAAAATCAGCGTCTTTTGAAGCTCGTTCAGGACTCTCAAGGTGCCTTGACGGAGCAAAGTAAGTCTAGAGCGGTCGCTTCACTCGCGATTGCCCAGGAAAACTTCAAAAAAGCGCATGAATCGGGCGATAGCGAACAAATCACCATCGCACAGCAGCAGTTGACCAACGCGCAGCTTGCTCAAGCCTATGCTCCTGCCGTTTCGCAAAAAATCATCGATAATTGGAAGCAGCAGGTGATGGCGGAGGACCAACAGCTTGCGAGCCAGCAACAACAGTACATTCCAGAGCCGATTCAGCCGGATGGGAAGGCGGTGGAGTGGCAAGGTCGTAATCCTTGGTTTGGTACTGATAAGGAAATGACCAGTTTTGCTTATGGCGTACACGAAAGGTTAGTTGGAGACGAAGGTATTGACCCGGAGTCCGAAGAATACTATCAATTGATTGATTCTCGTATGAAAGAAGTTTTTCCTACGCAATTCGGTAGTAGCGGCCAGCGCACCAGTTCTACGATGGTTGTTGACACCGCACCGCCTCAAAAAAAGTCCGTGGTAGCGTCTGCTTCTAGAAATAGCGGAGCCAGGCCACGCACCGTCAGGTTGACGGAGACCCAAGTTAGACTCGCGAAACGCTTGGGGCTTACCCCTCAGCAATATGCGGCCCAGGTAATGAAGGAGATGGTCTAATGGCTGAAGAACGCGCCCCACGGGAACCAAGAGAACTTGAGAGTCGTGAAAATGAAATTCGGGCACAATCTTGGGAGCCCGCTTCCATACTTCCAGACCCGGATCCGCAAGATGGATGGGTGTTTAGATGGATACGAACCTCTATGGTAGGCAGTCCAGACAACACGAACGTGTCAAAGCGTTTTCGTGAAGGATGGGAGCCGGTTCGTGCCGAAGATCACCCGGAATTGCAAATTATGAGCGATCATAAATCGGAATGGGGCGCGAAGGGTGGCATTGAGGTTGGTGGGTTACTGCTCTGCAAGGCACCGGACGAATTGGTGGCCCAAAGGCGAGCTTATTATAAGAATCACGCCGAATCGCAGATGCAAGCAGTTGATAACAACTACATGCGTGAGAACGATCCACGAATGCCTGTTCTTGCGCCTGACCGTAAAACTCGTGTAGCATTCGGTGGCGGCGGTCGCTGATGCCACGATACGACTAGATAGAGGTACTTATGGCTACTACGGCGGCCCCATACGGGGCTAGACCCATTGGCACTCTTAGTGCTTCGGGTTCATTCACCAGTAAGACGAGACATTTGCCGATTATCACTACTTACGGCACTCAGATCTCTAATGGTGATTTCGTTAAGGTCGCGGCGGATGGTACTATTCAGAAGGATACTGGTACTACCGCCCTGACCGCAGTTGGAATCTTCTTGGGTTGCTCTTATACGGACCCGACTACCAGCCAGAAGACGTTTTCAAATTTTTGGCCCGCATCGAATGCGGCCACTGATGCGATGGCGTATGTGCTGGACGATCCTTTTGTCGTGTTTCAGATGCAGTCCGACGAGGCGCTCAACACCACGGATCGTGGACTTAATGCATCCATTGTCGTGACAGCCGGTAGTACGACTATCGGTAAGTCCAAGAGCGCACTTGATGGCAGCACTCCGGCAACAACGAATACGCTGCCCCTTCGTATCATCGATTTCGTCGATGGGCCTAACAGCCTACCTCCGAAAGGAACGACGGCGAGTGATACTTATCCAGATGTTATCGTGAAGTTCAACGCTGCGTCTAGCGGGTCAGCTTCTAATCATTCCTATTTGAACGCTACTGGCGTATAGGAGAACTGACCAATGGCTATTAGTCGCGCACAACTTCTCAAGGAACTACTTCCGGGCTTGAATGCGCTTTTCGGGATGGAATATGCTCGCTATGACGATGAGCATGGTGAAATCTACGAGACGGAAAGTTCGGATAGGTCATTTGAAGAAGAAGTGAAGCTTTCGGGCTTCGACGCTGCCCCGGTGAAGGATGAGGGGTCTGCGATTTCTTACGACGCTGCACAGGAGAGCTTTACGGCTCGTTACAATCACGAGACAATCGCCATGGGCTTTGCCATTACGGAAGAGGCCATGGAGGATAATCTCTACGATTCGCTGTCGGCTCGTTATACCAAGGCTTTGGCTCGTGCCATGGCCCACACCAAGCAGGTTAAGGCCGTTGTTCCATTGAACAATGGGTTTACCAACGCTTATCAGAGCGGCGACGGTGTGAACCTTTTCACGGCGTCCGGTGATGGTGTAACCGGTGGTGACGGTCACCCGCTTGTTTCAGGTGGCAAGAATTCCAATCGTCCAGCGACTGCCGTCGACCTCAACGAGACTTCTCTTGAGGCTGCTGTAATTCAGATTGGCAAATGGACCGATGAGCGTGGTCTGATGATCGCTGCTCGTCCCCAGACGCTCGTCATCCCGCCGGATCTACAGTTTGTGGCGACACGGGTGATGAAATCTGAGCTTCGTCCCGGTACTGCGGACAATGACATCAATGCCGTAAGAAGCATGGGTGTTGTTCCCGGCGGAACGGTAGTGAATCACTATCTGACGGACACGGATGCGTGGTTCCTGCTTACCGACGTTCCGAACGGCATGAAGCACTTCAATCGCGTAGCACTGGAAACGAGCATGGACGGTGATTTCGATACCGGAAATGTTCGCTACAAGGCTCGCGAGCGGTACAGCTTCGGTGTATCCGATCCACTAGGGATCTGGGGTTCGCCCGGAGCGTAGGATAGTTAGGGGGGGTGGGAGTGGTAGACAATGATGGTCGTCGTTTCCAGGTGGCTTCCGGCGATTTATCTCCTGTCTCGCGTCAACACTCCCGTCCCCCTTTTTTGTTCTGGGATACATAGTCCCGGCGACTGGCCCAGCAGACGTTACGAAGACTTCGGGACGAATCCTTTCGTAAAAAGGTAGAGTTATGGCTAACACGACTTTCTCGGGACCAGTCAGGTCCGAAGATGGATTCGATGTAGTATCGAAAAACTCGACAACTGGTGCGATCACGACGGAATTCAGCTTAGACGGATCGGGATTGCAGGTTACTCCCATTACGTTTGGGGATGAAGACACTACTCTGACTGCTACTGCCAATGCTGGCAGGGTCAATGTTGTTCCGGCGATTACCGGAAACCGGACGATCACTCTTCCGTCGCCTACGGCGGGAGTATGGTTCAAGTTTGTTTATGGTGGCGCGGCGGAAGAGGCTGAGAATGTCATTTTCGATACGGGCTCCGATACCAATTTCTACATTGGTGGTATCGTCCATTTGGATTCCAACGCAGACAATGTTTCCGTGTATGCCGACGGCGGTTCAAATTCCATATTAACTCTGACGGATTTTGGTATTTTTGAAATCAATATTCTGGCAAAGGATTCAACGAATTGGATCATTTGGGGTTATCAGGAAGGTGCGGATGTACCTGCCTTCACCGATCAGCCGTAGAAGATGATTTGTTAAACTGAGATAAGGCCACCCATCTACGGGTGGGTGGTCGTATCTCCTATTGCGAGCGGGGCTAGAAGTCCTGTCCTCGCGGGGAGAACGGGAAAATGGCCGATGCAGTAACGTCTCAGACTATCCAAGACGGCGACCGTATCGCCGTTATGAAATTCACCAATATCTCCGACGGTAGTGGTGAAGCCGCAGTTACGAAGGTCGATGTATCCGCACTTCAAGCCGAATCCGGTACGGAAAGAGCTTGTGATGGCGTAACAATCCAACAAATGTGGTATGATTGTTCCGGCATGACCGTAGATATTCTCTGGGACGCCAGCACGGATGTTGTCTGCTGGACGCTCAGTGGCTACGGCTTCTACGATTTCCGACAGGCTGGTCCGCTTACGAATAATGCATCCAGCCCGACTGGGGATATAAACTTTACTACTACGGGCCATTCAAGCGGTGATCGTTATACCGTCATGATGGCTATGAGGAAGAGCTACTAATGGCCGAAGATCCGAAAAACCCGACTGCAAAGGTTCCGACGTATAACGAGGTCGCTCGCCAGAAGGCGGAGGCAGATCATAATTGGGGGTATTACAGTAGACTTGTTGAAAATTATCCCGATCATGAGGAAGAAGTCGGGCACACAAGTCATATTGCTAAGGAGTATCCCAACTGGAAGGCGTTTTAGAAATGCCCTTCAAGAGTGAGAAACAGAGGAAGTGGATGCACGCCAACAAGCCCAAGATGGCGGCTAGGTGGGAACAAGAAAAGGCGTATGGCGGGCTTGTTAAAAAGGCGATCACCAACGGATTTTCCAAGCAAGGTTCCTTGCAGGACTTCGCGGAAATGAGAAGTGGTGGCCTGATTGGCAATGGATCCCTGACACCTGGCAATGTTGTCGAATTCAAGAAGCGACATAAAGACAAATTTGGTGATAACTGATGGCTACTTCGGGGACTTCTGCATTCAACCTCGAAATTTCAGAGGTGATCGAAGAGGCGTTCGAGAGGTGTGGTCTTCAGTCCAAGACGGGCTACGATATCGAAACGGCTCGTAGGTCGTTGAACCTATTGAGCCTTGAGTGGACAAATCGTGGCCTTAACTTCTGGACCATAGAGCAGGGTACCAAGACATGCACGGCGGGAACTTCCACGATTACTATGGATTCGGATACGATTGATCTGATTCAGCATTGGATTCGTGATGGGTCCGGCACCTCGCAAAGCGATCTGCCGCTCTCGCGATTCAGCGTGTCACAGTATTCCACGATCCCGAATAAACTCACCGAAGGGCGTCCCGTAAACTTGTATATAGACAAGCAGCGTGATGCTCCGGTTGTTTATCTTTGGCCTACGCCAGACGAAGCTTATACGTTTGTTTATCAGCAAATACGGCGTATTGAGGATACGGGCGCCGTGGGATCTACCGATCCAGACGTGCCTGCTCGCTTCCTCCCGGCATTGGTTTCTGGTCTAGCCTTTATGATATCGCAGAAATATCCAGAAGCGTTTGTACGTTCTGCTGAACTTAAAGCCGAATACGAATTTCAGTGGCAATTGGCGGAACAGGAAGATCGTGACAGAGCGTCTGTTCACTTTGTTCCGGGGGGATATTCCTGATGGCTAAATTTGCCAATGGCAAATATGCGTTTGGGTTCTGTGACCGTACCGGATTTCGCTACAAGATCAAAGACTTGGTCCCACAAGTTAGGGCTGGCCGTATGACGGGATTGATGGTCGGTAAGGATATGTTGGATGAAGACCAGCCACAGAACTTTTTGGGTAGGTTGGGCGATTACGCCGATCCACAGGCACTTAGAAATCCGCGTCCTGATTTGTCGCAAGATACCAGTAGACGATTATTTGCGTTCGATCCCGTAGGAAACGGGGGCGCGGATGGATCGGGTAATATTCTGGCACATGGACGGGTGGGCACCGTGACGGTGACTACATGACTTACGCGGAATTGACTGCGGCCATCAAGGATTATTGCGATAACACGGAAACGAATTTCGTAGCTGCTATTCCTACGTTTATCAAGCAGGCGGAGCAGCGTATCTATCGTTCGGTCAATCTGCCCGTGAACCGCAAGAACGTCGCTGGCACGATCACCGATGGTAATCAGTATTTGACGATGCCCACGGACTTTCTGTTTCCATTGTCACTGGCGATCACGAGTTCCAGTAATCAGATATTTCTATTGAACAAGGATGCAAACTTCATCAGATCGACGTATCCCAATGCGTCTACCGAAGGGGTGCCTAAGTATTATGGCATATTTGCCAGTGATGCGTTCATTGTCGGGCCTACTCCCAATGCGGATTTTACCACGGAGCTTCATTACTACTATCAGCCAGCCTCAATCGTTGATACGAGTCCTTCATGGTTGGGCACTAACGCCGATACAGTTCTGCTCTACGGCTGTTTAGTGGAAGCATATACCTACATGAAAGGTGATGCGGATATGATGCAGTTGTATCAGCAGCGGTATCAGGAAGCATTAGATCTTCTGAAGATACAGGCAGAAGGCCGTATGACTGGTGACGAGTATAGGGATGGCACGATAAGGATGGCAAAAGTCTAATGATCAATGGAGAGATTGGCAGCGTAACCGTAACCACGACGGAGAATGGTAGCCTGCCTACGGAATATTGGGCGGAGCGAGCGGTAGAGCATATCGTGAGCGTGGGTGATAATGCTCCTCCCGTTATCGCGGAGCAGGCACGGGCATTCAGGGCCAAGGTTCAAAAAACTATTGATTACTTCATCAAGGAAGCAATCAAGGAAGATCGTTCCAAGGTGGTTACTTTGTTGCGTTCGGCAGGTCATAACGATTTGGCTAATTCCGTGGAGAAGCTGTAATGGCTATTACTCAAGCGATGTGTACGAGCTTCAAGAAGGAATTGTTGGAAGCGAAGCATAACTTCCTCCTTTCTGGTGGAAATACCTTCAAGATTGCGCTCTATACGAGTAGTGCGACCATGAGCGCGTCCACCACGGCGTATTCCACGAGCAATGAAATCAGCGGCACGAACTATACTGCCAAGGGCAATACGCTTACTAGGATAGATCCGTCATCCAGTGGTACGACCGCTCTTACCGATTTTGCGGATACTTCGTGGTCTACGGCGACGTTTACCGCCAGAGGGGCTCTGATCTTCAATGAGGACACGAGTGGTGATACATCTGTTCTCGTTCTGGATTTCGGTGCGGATAAGACCGCTACCGCTGGCACGTTTACGATTGCTTTCCCTGCGGCAGATTCGAGTAACGCGATTATTCGTATAGCGTAATGGCCGATGTAACTGGCTGGGGCCGTTCTACTTGGGGCTCCGGTACTTGGGGTGAGCCAGTACCCGTTGAAGTAACGGGTGTAGCGGGAACGGGTGCGGTAGGAAGTGTTACGGTAACGGCAGATGCAAATGTTACCGCAACGGGACTGGCGGCTACCGGATCCGTAGGATCGGTCACGATAACCGCAGATGCGAATGTTTCCGCTACTGGTTCGGCGGCAACGGGAGCAGTAGGAAGCGTCACCGTAACAGGTACGGCTAGTGTTACGGCGACAGGCAGTGCCGGAACGGGCGCGGTTGGTTCTGTAACGGTAACAGGAGATGGAAGTGTTTCCGTAACAGGATTGGCTGGAACGGGCGCAGTCAGTTCGGTAACGGTAACGGCTGATGCAAATGTCAGCCCAACCGGAATTGCTGCAACTGGTGGCTTGAGTTCGGTAACGGTGACAGGAGATGGAAGTGTCACTGTTACGGGGCTGGCAGGAACGAGTGCGGTAGGAAGTGTTACGACGAGTGTAAGTCAGGATATCGACGTAACGGGCGTGGTAGGAACGACGGGCATGACCGGGGTCAACGTATGGAGCATAATAGATGATTCACAGACACCGGACTGGAGAGCGATAGATGACTCGCAAACACCGGGATGGTCGGAAGTATCGGATTCCCAGACACCGGATTGGGCTAACGTAGATGACTCGCAGACGCCGGGATGGTCGGAAGTGTCCGATTCGCAGACACCTGATTGGGAGATCGTGCCTTCATAATGCTTATGAGCAATGCGACAAGGAATAAGACATGGCAACATATGTAAATAACTTGAGGCTCAAGGAAATTGCCACGGGTGCCGAATCCGGTACTTGGGGCACTTCTACCAACACGAACCTTGAGCTTATAGCAGATGCTTTTGGTTCCGGTACCGAAGCCATCACGACTAATGCCGATACGCACACTACTACCATAGCGGACGGCTCTGCCGATGAAGGTAGGGCCGTGTACATGAAGTATACGGGTACACTGGATTCAACGTGTACCATTACGTTGGCACCAAACACCATCAACAAGCTCTGGATCATTGAGAACGCTACGAGTGGCTCTCAAGATATCGCTATAAGTCAGGGGTCCGGGGCTAATGTCACAATCGGTAATGGTAAAATTGCGACAATTTTCACCGATGGTGCCGGATCCGGTGCGGCTGTTCTGGATGCGTTCACCGATCTGGTGGTGACCGATAGCTTCCAAGTTGCAGGCCCCACTTTGACTGTTGGTGATGCTGCGGCAGAAGATACGAAGTTGCTGTTTGATGGTAACGCCAAAGATTTCTATGTGGGCCTAGATGATAGTGCCGATAAGCTGGTCATCGGAGAGGGTTCAACTGTTGGCACCAATAACATTCTGACAATTACAGATGATACAGTAACAATTGGTGACGCAGCCGCTACTGATACGGCCATTGTGTTTGATGGTAATGCACAGGATTTCTATATCGGACTGGACGATTCGGCGGATGATTTGGTGATCGGGCTGGGATCTACTGTTGGAACGACTCCCGCTATCACGATTGACGAGGATCAAAAACTTGTATTTCCTGCGGCCCATGTAACGATAGGAGATGGCACCGCCGAAGATACTGCACTGATTTACAATGGTAATGCACAGGACTTCTACATCGGCTTGGATGATTCAGCCGATGACTTGATAATCGGTTTGGGGAGTACCGTTGGTACTACCGCCGCTTTGGGAATCGACGCAGATCAGAATGTAACCATCACCAACGATCTCATCGTTTCGGGTGCCGGGCCTCACGCGATAGGTGGCGCAACTAATGCCGCAGTTCGTCTAAGCCTACTAGGCTCATACACTTCCAGTGGTGTCTACGATGTTCTGGTTGGCACCGAATCGACTGGGGTTCTGACCGGCGTAGCAGGGGATACCAGTTATCATGCTGGTCAGAGATGGGCGAACCAAATCACCACGCAAGCGTCCGAAACCATTGCCGTTGTCACGCAAGGTTATTTCAAGGAGCCAGCGATCACCAAGGGGAGTGGCGCTACCGTCACTACCGCATCAACCGTGTATATCGCGGATGCGCCTACGGAGGGAGGTACCAATAATGCCGCGCTCTATGTGGCGGCTGGTAGCACCCAGCTAAAGGGTAGCTTGCTCGTTGAAGCAAACACGAACTGTATCGGTGGTGCAGTAGATGCGTCCTCGCAGTTGCACATGAGAGGGTCTCTGGACTTCTCTGCCGTCAACTCCAGCGCCCAGTCCCTTCAGATGATCACCAATCTCATACCCAAGAACGGATACAACGGGTACGGCATGCTCATCGCGCCGACATTCACCGAAGGTAGTTCGGGTAACCATGTTATTTTGGCTACCGCCCGATTTAATGCTCTGACCACTTCGGCTGGTTCTGCCACTATTACCAATACTTCGACTGTTTATATCGCCGGGGCCGCGACTGCCACTGTCTCCGGTACCAACTATAGCCTGTGGGTTGATGCGGGTCCTGTCAGAATGGACGGCCTACCCACTTCCGATCCAAGTGATGCTGGTCAGCTTTGGAATGATTCCGGCACCGTCAAGGTGAGTGCGGGATAAGGAGAAACCATGACATACGAGTGGTCGTTCGGAGACCTGACCTGCTTCAAGGAATACGAGGGACAGGTAGACGTGGTGTCCACGATACCGTGGACCCTTACCGCTACCGATGGAGACTATTCGGCTTCGGATTTCTCGACGGTCGTAGTGCAGTATCAAGCTGGAGATCCGTTTATTGCTTTTGCCGATTTGACCAAGGCGAATATAGAGGGTTGGGTAGAGGAAGCTCTTGACGTGGACGCAATCAAGTCACGACTCGACGCTAAAGTTACGGAACAGCAGAATCCCACAACTGAAAATCTGCCTACACCATGGTAAAATGGAAATTAGCATAGCCACGCTCTTGTCGCTTCTCGTTGTGCCTGCTGCTGCCGGGGCCGCTTTTGGTGGCGTAAAGATGGGGTTGAACGGCGCGAAGCAGAGTATATCTCAGATTGAGCATATAGTTAACAGGTTAGATGAAAAGGTGGATCGTCATGGGGAGCGCCTTGCGTCGGTTGAAGCGGAAACAGCAAACCTCAAAGAGAGAGTTACGGATGCCGGAAAAAGATGAAACTAACAATCAGCTTACCGAAAATATCCAACTCTCTTTGGGACAAGCCGATTTGTTCAAAAAGCTGCTCGTCATAGGTGACGAGGCTCATGCTGCACATGTTGAAGCTCAGAAACAAGTTCAGATTGCCATGATAGCAGCCGGATTTGCGGACAAGAAGATCGTTGGTGGTGATCTGGATTCAGAGAATCCATATTTTACGGTTGAAAATGGTAATGGTATCACTACCGAATAACGGCCATGCCTTTCACTAAAATCGCCCCTCAAG